TTTTCCACCAGCGTTTTTAATTGCTGTAATTTCGTTAGGAAAACGCACATCACTGATAACAATATTATCACGTGTTTTACGCATTTTATTTTCTAGACTGGCAATCCAGATATCATTATGAAATGCCCCGCGTAGGACTTCTGTCCCCCAATATTGCAATACCCACCTAGGAGTAAGATCAGGCATGCCCAATCGTAATGACCACCATGTATCGACCTGTTCTCGCCACTCTCGGGCTTCTTTGGTACGACCTTCTAGTAGTGTTCTATCCCAACCAAACACTGCTGCTACAGCATCTTTTAAGGTATTGGCAAAACTATCTCTTCTGAATTGATGGTAATTTACCAAATAATCTGCTGCTGTATCTTTACCAGACGAGATAAACCCTACAAAACCAATGATCATGCCAATCTCCTAAGATAATAAAATTATATTATCTAAATATTACAGTGTCAAGTAGTTTAGAGTATTTTAACCTGTGACCCAGGTAAGAGGAACACCACCATCTTTGTACGCTGCTAGGTCTGCTTCTAAAATTTCAATTTCAGCCTTGCCTTCGGTCTTAAGAGCAGTTCCGTTTAGAGTGGTGCTGCCTTGTGGACTGGCTATTTGTCCAAACTTTTCTCTGGCTTCCCCTAGCATGATCTTACATGTTGCTAGGCTATAATCTTTGAGCCATTGCCCGGCATAGGTATCTTGCAGTAAATTAAAGTCGGGTCTATAGTTGTAGAGCCATACTAGAAGTTCTTCTTCATTTCTAGGACGCTGCATCATGGTTAAGACTTTTGTGGTGCTGTTGAATTTGAAATTTATTTCACTTCCGAACATTTTACCAACTTGTTTTTGATAACTGGCAAATGCATAATATGTAGCCAACCCGCCCATGTGCGTAGATGTAAGTAGATAGGTATTAGAGTACGCTAGGTTAAACGGTTCAAACAGTGAGCCACCATCCCCGCCACCTGTACGACTTCCTATACTACGACGAAATAGTTGTCTAACCTGCATGACTTCCTTGGGAAGTACATAATCATTGGTGTCTGTTTGAGTTGTTAAGAACCCAAAACTTTCCTCCACGGCATTGCTGCTGCGTTGACGAAATTTAGCCAAAGCACGATCAATTGCGGTATTGTAGTGCAAGGGATCTAATTCTACGTCCACCATGCCAAACCCTAACATGGCCTGAATATATTCAACAACCTTTTGACGTTCTGTTAATGTATCGCTCATACGAATATTTACCATAAATATACAATCAAGGAGAACGATATTGCCTCGTCTAAGTTTATACCGTCCAGAGAAAGGTAATGATTTTAAGTTTTTAGACCGAATCATTAATGAAGAATTTCAAGTTGGCGGTACCGATATATACCTTCACAAATATCTTGGACCGGTTAATCCTGCCGAAGGTGAAAGTTCTCCGGCTGTTCCTGTTAATACCAATCCAATCCCAGAATTAGGCATACAGGACTTGATTTTTATGGAAAATAGAGATCGTCATTACGATCCCGATATCTATGTAATGCGTTGTATCTACACCATGCAGGACTTGGATTTTAACCTAAGTCAATTTGGATTGTTTTTACAAAACGATAATATCATGGTGCATTTCCATTTACGTAACACAGTAGACACAATACAGAGAAAAGTCATGCCAGGGGATGTGATTGAATTACCACATCTCAAAGATGAATATGCATTGGATGATAGTCTTGTGGCATTGAGAAGATTTTACGTTATACAAGATGTCAGTAGGCCTGCTACTGGATTTAGTCAAACTTGGTATCCGCATTTGTTAAGAGCAAAATGCGTACCACTAGTGGATAGCCAAGAATTCAAAGAAATACTGGATAGTGATGCCGGCGCAGGCGATGGTAGCACTCTTAGAGACCTATTAAGCACCTACAAGAAAAGCATCGAAATCAATGATCAAATTATTGCCGAAGCAGAAAAAGATGCACCTAGCAGTGGATTTGATACTACTAATTTATATGTGATTCCCACAGTGGAAAGCGGACTTGCTGATATAGGTGACGCCAGCAAAGAAGATGCAGACGCCAGTGTTGAATTACAGGTTCTAGATGCCAGTGTGATATTAGAAACACCGGAAAAGAATTACTATGTGAAATATCTTGCCGGCGACGGAATTCCACCAAATGGATCAGCATATAATTTTGGAATAGCGTTTCCATCACATGCTACCAAAGGAGAATTTTTCCTACGCACCGACTATTTGCCCAACAGACTGTTTAGGTACGATGGTAGACATTGGATCAAATTTGAAGAAAATGTTCGCATGACGCTGAATAATCTCGGCAATACAGATACAGCCAGCGGAACATATGCTGGTAAACAGGTTAAGAAAACACAGAAAATGACCTTTATCAACAATAACACCACTGCCACCATTAATGGTGAGGTTGTGGTAGAACGTCAGGCACTGAGCAAGGCATTGCGTCCAAAGGCAGACAACTAATATGAGTGATTTTTTCTACGATGGCCAAGTAAAAAGATACTTGGCACAGTTTATGCGTATCATGAGCAACTTCAGTGTGAAGGATGCTAAAGGTCAATTGACTCGTGTTCCTGTAAGATACGGAGATATGAATCGTCAGGTTGGAAATATCTTAAAGAAAAACAGCGAAAATACAATTCCTAGCGCACCTTTTATTTCTTGTTATATTAAAGATCTGCAATATGATCGTGCCAGAATGCAGGAACCTACATTTGTTAGCACAGTTAATATTAGAGAAAGGGCAGTCGATACTAGTGGGAATGAATATGTTAATGTCCAAGGCAGCAATTATACAGTAGAAAGATTAATGCCAGTTCCTTATCTGGCAGATTTTGCCGCTGATTTATGGACCACCAACACCGATCAAAAATTACAATTATGGGAACAAATTGCTGTTCTGTTTAATCCCAGTTTAGAACTACAAACAACAGACAGTTATATTGACTGGACCAGTATCAGTGTGCTAACACTAAAAAGTCAATCATGGACCAGTCGTGCTGTACCGCAAGGATTAGAGCAGGATATTGAAATATTAAACATGGTATTTGATACACATGTATGGATCACTCCGCCTGTTAAGGTCAAGAAGTTGGGCATTATTACCAAAATTATTACCACAGCGTTCAGTGTTGATCAAGGAGTAATTGCCAATGACTATGGTAATGCCGACGCCGTGCTAGGATCACTCGGTGATGACCTTATGAGTATTGTGGTAACACCCGGAGACTTTGATCTATTGGTTATCAACAATGTTGCAACGTTGGTGGCAAGAACAGCAGAAATGGATAGACTAGAAATTACTGCTCCTGCTTATCAAAATTCCTGGAGGTCAATTCTAGATCTATACCCCGGATCGTTTAGAGCGGGGCTAAGTCAATTGAGATTAATGAAGCCCGATGGAACAGAAATTGTGGCATATATCAGTTTAGATCCGGTGGATGAGCGTCGTATGGTGCTAAACATCGACAGCGATACTATACCCACCAATACCATCATTGCCGGTCGAGGCACAGTAGATGCTATAATTAATCCGGAAACGTATAATCCTTCTGGTAGAGTTACTGGTACTCGTTATTTAATTTTGGAAGACATTAATATCAATAGTCATTATACAGATACAGGGTATGATGGACCAGATGCGTGGAAAAACGGCGATGGGTCAGATCCGCAGGCATATGCAAACGACATTATTGAATGGGACGGCAGTCAATGGAACACGGTTTTCAATTCCAGCACCACTACTACCGTAACCTATGTAACTAACTCATATACCGGTGTTCAGTACAAATGGAGTAGCGGATCTTGGACCAAGAGTTTCGAAGGAATTTATGACAAGGCAGCATGGCGATTAATACTGTAAATCGAATTGTCTGTAGTGGAGGGTTGTTTCTAGCTCGCGATACTCATAGATTTTTATTCTTGCTGCGTAGTCTAGGGAAAACTGCCGGCACTTGGGGGTTAGTTGGAGGCAAAAAAGAACCTGAAGACAGCACACCTGTTGATGCTCTCATTAGAGAAATACAAGAGGAGGTGGGCAAAACTCCAACAATAAAAAAGATAGTACCGTTAGAACTTTTTACCAGTAATGATCAGCATTTTCAGTACAATACCTATGTACTATTAATAGATAGAGAATTTATTCCTACACTAAACGAAGAACACGAAGGATATGCTTGGTGCAATTATAATTCGTGGCCTAAGCCACTACATCAAGGTGTTAAGAACAGTTTTAACAATAAAACAATACGGGCTAAGTTAGAAGTGGTGCTGGATTTAATTTAATAGATCCGGTCCAAACGCCCAGGTACCGAGATGTCTCAGTTCCATGCTGAGATTGGTGTCAATTTTAACTGTGTATCCAGCCTGCGACATCTTTTGGCAAAGTATCATATCTTCGCCAAGGTGATCGTTGCTTTCGGGACTCCACCCAAATTCAAACCACGGTTTAGGAATATTATCAAATATGTCTGCTCGCATCAGCATACATCCCATTCCTACTCCTTCCACAGGAACCAATTCGTCTCTAGCCTCAAAAGGTAGGGGATCTTGCCAATTACCGATTGTCTCATATGCAACGCCCTTGGCAGGTAATTGTCGTCTAATATAGTTAGCAGCCACAACAGGCTCTTTGTGAGCCAACAACCTCAATGCAGTGCTGGCAGGAGCAACAATATCACTGTCTAACCACAACAGATATTCTGCTCCAGTTTCTCTACCAAATGTAGCAAGGCGTTCTCTCTGTGTGAGCAATATGGTACTAGCATCCATAATTACCTGTGTATCTAGGCCATTCATGGTGTTTAGTTTAACTATCTCAGTTAAACATTGTGCATGGGCACTATGTAGCAGATCTCTAGTGGGTATTAAAATTGCCAGTTTGCTTTTTTTAATTGACCACTGGCTAGTAGCAAACACACTCTTCTTCATGCACCCGCCACATCTTTGCTCAAGGTCTCCCCTTGTATGACCAGTTCTCGAATGGCATTGATTAGATCTTGAGTGCGTTTAGCAGTGAGAATAAAATCACTAGGGCTGAGTTTGCAGGTCAAGTGCATGGTTTCCGTACTAACCTTATCTTTGCACAGCACCTCAATAGCACCACGCCGGGCCAAATTTTCAATAAAGTTTTGTTGTGTGATATCGTCATCCTTGCTGAGTAATTCTATGCATTCATCTTGATCTAATTCTTCAGCTAATTCTTCAAGGATACCCAATTCAGCAGACATTTCTGCGGTTAATTCAGCATGACTTCGTATGAATTGAATTCTTTTTAAAAATGTTAAGAGTGTTTCTGGGTTTGTGGTTCGATCATTATAGACTATGTTGTCTAATTCCCAACGGCTTGGGCCAACGGGGACCTGTGATAGGATGTAATCTATGTCTAATGTTTTCATTGTTAACCATTTTAGTTAGGGTAAGGATAAGGAGTTGTTCGACCACCGAATGTACTAGAAAAACTAATTTGAGTACCAGCTGTTTTACCACCATAATTAGCGCCTAACGTGGCACTTAGTTTGATGTTGGTACCGGTTGTATGAGCCAGGTTTGTATATGCGGTATACACCTGTCCCATTGCTATTGCCGCACCGGATGCCGGTAAAGTTGCCATCTTGTGTTATTCCTTAGAAGTCAAGTTATTTATTGCTTCTTTTAGCTGAATAATTTGTTGCTGTTGTTCCTTGATGGCTTCTACCAACAATGGTATCAATTTATCGTACTGTACAGTTTTGTAGTTTTCTCCTGATTTACTTACACCATGCCCTGCATCATCAAATGGTGCCGGTCGAACTGCTTCTGGCAAGACTGCTTCAACTTCATCAGCAAATAATCCTGCTAGTTTTTTAGTTCTATCATAACCATAACTTTCTGCCAGAGCATTAGGTGTATATGTAATACCAGTTAATGATAACACTTTTGTTACAGCATTGTCAAGTATTTGGACATTTTCCTTAAGGCGTCTATCTGAAAAATATGCTGTGATTTCATTTGTAGCACGTAATTCACCGGACACTCCGCTTGAAGTTGTGCCTACTCCTACACTAACCAATTGAACACCACCGGTGGCTTCTGTAAATTCAGCAGCCACCACAGTTGCTCCTGCACTGTTCTGTCTAAAAATTCTAAAATTATTGTTAGCAAGTCCGGTGGCAACATCAATATTCCAAGTAGAGTTGGCTTGTCCAACAATGTTAGGTGCTTGGTTGTTACCGTATCCCATTACAATTTGAGCACCTTCCGTACTTGCACCCGAACCGCCTTGTATCACAAGGCTATTACCACCGGCTGCTGTTCCAGATATTAAAATATTTCCAGTGCTAGTGGTAATACCATTAATATAGGCATTACCATTTACAGCAAATTTAGCACCAGATAGTGTAGTAGTTGTGTTTACCAAGAGGTTACCAGAAGAGTCAAAGACACCCCGAGGATTTCCATCACCATCACTAAGCACAATATAGTTACTGGATGTGGAAATGTCAAGGCCACCTTGGTTGCCGTTATAACCACCAATGATAGTATTCTTTGAGCCGGTGGTCATGTTGCCGCCGGAGTTATACCCTACAAATACATTGTTAGTGCCGGTGGTTACGCTGTAACCGGAGTTATACCCCACAAATACGTTGCTAGTTCCAGTTGTATTACTATATCCTGCATTCATACCAATTGCGGTATTGTTATTGCCTGTGAGGTTAGATTTAAGAGAACTAAACCCAATTGCAGTATTATAAGCACCACTGGTATTTGCAAATGCTGCTCCCCATCCAACAGCAGTGTTATAAGATGCTACATTATAAAATAAAGCACTTGCGCCCATTACAGTGTTATACTCACCAGTTGAATTAGCTTGTGCCGCTTGATACCCTACAACAGTATTATTGCCGCCTGTTGTATTATTATAAGCCGCTTGATATCCTACAACTGTGTTATAGTAGGCTGTTGTATTTTTGTAGAGGGCCTGTTTACCAATTGCTGTGTTTAACCCGCCTGTTGTATTGAAGTACATTGATTGCTGACCAAATGCAACATTACCAATACCAGACGTATTACTATACAGAGAATAAGCACCAAAGGCATCGATTGACGTAATAGTGTTATATCCTGCCCAATAACCGATAGCATTGGAAAAAGCGGATGAGGTATTGTAATAAAGAACAGACTCGCCTATTGCAACATTAAAATTACCACTGGTATTTTGGGCAAGCGTATTGACCCCAACAGCCACGTTACTGCTACCCCTCGTATTAGCCTGCAAGGCACCGTAACCAATAGCCACGGTATTATAACCACTTGTATTAGCCGCCAAGGCACCAGAACCAACAACAGTGTTGTAAACACTGCTACCACCACCACGACCTAAAGTGACGCCGTAAATAGTTGCATCACCACCAACATATAATTTT